TTCAGAATCTTTTAACTTATGATTCCTCAACAAATCTTTCTTTGTGAGTTTTATTGCAGGACTTTTCTCTACAGGTTTAGGTGCCAGATTAGAAGTAGCACTATACCCATCAATCATCTTTGGTGGTGCTTTTGCGGGATATGCTGGTTTTACTTCTTTAGGATCAAACCATTTTGCCGAGTCTGTTCCGGCATTTGGATTGAACCATCTAGTCTTAGAATCCTTTTCAACATTAGTATGATCGGGAGACTGCCATCCTTCAGAAAGAACTTTTCCTTCAGGTTCGTAAGATTGATTTAATCCATAATAATCTTTTGACGTGGGTCCTCTACTAGGATCAAGGGGACCATCAACACCTGTGTAGCGATCATTTTTTTTGAATCCTTGTTTTTTCCTTTCTTTCTTGTGTCTAGTGAGTGTGTCGTTTCTATCTTGTATTGCCTGTTGGTGTTCTTCACTACCTTCACCATGCTGATCAATGGCATCTTCAACTGCTTGATCAGCAGCTGCTTTTTCCTTATTTTGTCTATCTCTAGTCTCATTACCCCGCTCATATCCAGATTGATATCCAGTTTCAGTATTTGCAGACTGCATAACCATTGCATAATCATATAATGATTGAGCAACCTGCTTACTAAATCCAAACAAGGTCATAAGTCCCGAAATACCAAGTAGTAATATATCATCAACACCAGGAAGAACTCCTTCTCCTGCCATAGAAGCAAGAAGCAAATGATCAAGTCCTTGCCCGCTCAGATTTAAATTTTTGCGGAAATACTCATTCATAAATCCTTCATAATAATCAGGAGAACTTGGATCATCAAGTCTATTCAAAACAAGGGTTCTTGGTTGACCAGGATCTGAAGTGTACTTACTCCTTGCCGAAACACCAGTAGGAACTTCAGCCTGTCTTAAAATAAATCCAGGTTTCTTTGGACTAGCTGTCCAACTTTCAAATGAACCATGATGATGAATAGAGTGCGCGACCCAAACGTTCACATAAGAAGTATATTGCCTATGAATATAGGATTGGTTGGTAAGTCCAAACCTATTTACGAGTTCTAAGTGTGCATTCCAATAACTTACCTGTCGTTCATAATTTTCTCTTTGTGGCGAACCTTCAGGATAATATAGACCAGTTTGATTTGGTCCAGTATAACCACCAGTAAGACTTCCAGCTAATACCGCTTGAAATACATTATTTTCATCAATATAACCTATGGCAGTTCCGTAATAAAAACTACCATAAACAAGTCCAGACGCTCCAGCAGGTGTTTTATCTGGAGCATATGTTAAAGGTCTGTTTGTTTCTCCATCTAACTCATTGGGGTTTAACAAATATGCATTACTATTCCAACCAGTGCTCCAAGTAGAAGAATCACTTTCATCTCCACCATAAGTCGGTTGAGCAGAAAAACTTTCTCTTGCTGCAGTATCAGTTAATCCATTAGCATCCGGAACAAAACTAATAGTTGGTTCTTGAAATGGTTGAGTTTCAGTGGCAGGAAGAACTGTGGAAGTTGTCATTCTCTCCGACAACATTCCAGTTTTCTTCAACTCATCGTTAAGACGTGAAATATTACTGTCACATGACCTTGACTCAATGTGATTTAATGCTTTTCTGAAAAGTCTTCTGCTCATTAAAAAAGGAGGTCTATTACCTCCTTATATTTATTCTGCTTCCTCAGTCTTCTTTTTCTTGGAACCAATATTATATTTGGTTTCCAATACCCAGTCTTGCTTATCTTTGTATGCCAGAACTTTGATTTGATTGAGAGGAGCAATGTCCTGAATCCTATCAGCGTCTACAATTCCAACCAGACCCCAGTCTACCAGAAGTTGTGCAATACGATTACGACGCTGTACATCATTTACAGTCAGATTTGCGTGCTTACCATCCAGTGCAAACAATTCCTTGAAATGCACCAGGTAGTAACGACCCTGCTTATGGAGGATGTGACAAGATTGGTAAATTTTCTTCTCTTTCCTAGAAGCAACACCAATACGTGTCAACGTCTCACGAACCTTCAAGAAGTCATCTGGCTCATTCAATGTCACTTCAACCATTTGTTCAGGAGACCACGATACTTCGGGCTCTTTAACGACGCTCATTTTTTCCTCCAGTCTCAAATTTAGATCTTATAAAATTAAGTTGTTCTTTATTTAGAATCTTTAAAGCTTGTAAAGCCTTTTCATTGCTGTAACCATAATAACGTTTGACGATTTCTAGATCGTCAACCTTATCTTTTCGGAGCCAGGGAGAGAACCTCTTCTTTTTCCTCAGACTATTTAGATAGAAATCATATTGCATCTTTTTAGGTAAGAATGCATAGCGATTCATCTCATTCGCAAACATTACAGCATCAAGATGTCCGGAGAAACATCTATTAATAATGTATGGAGGATATTCTTTTTCCAATAGAGAATCTTCATCAATTAGATTCTTCTTGGTCTGATTGATACTATTCAACCAATCTTTCAATTCAGGCATTCTTTTCGTCCATAGTCTTATTACGAATGACGATGCAATTGTTCTTGTAATCAGGACTGAACTCAAGAATATCCATCTCGTCCCAACACAACTCTTCATACAAAGAGTTTAGTGTTGCCATATCTTCCCACAAATCGTTAGGTTGATCATTCATAATACATTTGCCTCAATTTCATAATTAAAAAGTAAAAGTTCCTTACGTTCTTTTTGCTCTCGCATATATTCACCAACAGAACGCATGGTGTAAGTTAAATCAAACTCTCCTGTCTTATATTCTTTGAATCTATCTTTGATAAGTTGAGAAGAATTATAAGATATAAGTTGAGGAGAAATGAATCGATCGCAGATAGTGGCGAAACCATCATGATCGAATCCCTTGTGCATAGATCCTTTCTTACCGTAAAGATTAGATCCAATCTCATATGGAGGGTCAAGATAAAGGAAAGTCTCCTTGTCGTCACTAAGAAGTTCTTGATACCGCAGATTGGTAATCTTCCAGTTCTTAATGATCTCAGAGTAACCTGTTAGTTTTTCAATTCCTCGCATTGAGAAGTTGTTGTCAGATGCTTGGGCAGAAAAGGATGAGGACTCAGTGAGACCAGAAAAAGAGCACTTGTTAATAACGTAGAAAGCACAAGCGCGATATAGAGGGGATACGGAATCATCATTTACAAGTTCCTTTGCTTCAAGAAATAGACCCTTTGCAGATCCACGATCAGGATATCTAGACTTCAGTTCTTGAAGTCTTTTGTAGAGAGCGTACCCATCATCCTGCAGAGTCTTCCAGAAGTTGACTAGAGGTTCATACAGGTCATTGACCCAAACCTGAAGATGTGGATACTTCTTGGTGATATGAATGGCAACACTACCACCACCAAGAAATGGTTCACGATACTCCTTATAGTCACGAAGGTCAGGAAAGAACTGATCCAGTTTAGTACATGCCCGACTCTTACCGCCGGGATATCTCAGTGGTGTTTTCAGGGATTTCATAATCAGGTTTGTTGTATTTCAAAAATTCCCAGAAGGTCAGTTTCATTTCCTTATGGGTCATACCACAATGCTTTGCAGCAGCGGGTAGAGTCATTTTAGCACGAAACAGTGCTTCGTTTGCCTGCTGAACATTCTCCGGAGTAGTTTTTACTCTTGGTTCAACTAGACTCTTGTAATCGATTCTAAGCAAACTCACAGAGCACCTCTGTATGGATCTTCACTTCTGAGAAGAACTCCATCAACCTTATTCATCAAATCAAGCATACTTCCATGCATGAGACGGTATCCATATCCAACATACAGTTGTCCAAAGAATACTGTGAGTGCCATAAAACTCCAGAAGTAGTAGTAAGTTCTGGATTTCTTTTGTCTAGGGTTTTTCATAGTTAGAATACCAATTTTTTACTTTCGGGCATTACGAGTTTGCTTCCAAACATCTCATTGTATTTCTTAGCAACGTCCTCCTGAACTTCCACAATGTAGATAGTATGCTTTCTATCCAAAGTGATTTCAGGTTTATCTTTGCTAATTACAGTCGCCCACTGAGCGAATCCCACACCTTGAGGATTAGGAAGAACTACAAGACCATTTTGAAGGGTGATAGTATCATCAGTTTCAGAGACAATCTCTGCGATGATTTCTTCACCGGTAATCATACGAATCAGTTTTACATCAATCATTTAAATTCACACTCCACCATAATTTCGGTTAAACAAGCAAGCATATTTATCTCCTGATCTGCTACGAATGCTCCCTGATACTGATACTTAGCGAGAACAAGGACAGCAGCAGGAATGCTGCCAGGAACCAAGGCTTCGTAAAGAGAGTCATAAATGCGACGGAGAAGTACAGTAGTATCATTATCCAGATTACTAACGATCCACTTTCGTACCTCAGCAAAGTTTTTAGTCTTGAGATTTTTGACCAGTTCATTTACAGCAACATCAGAGAACGA